TAGCCGCCCATTGCATGAGACATAGCATTGTTTTTAACCAAATTAGTTTGCTGTTGAGCATATGCTTGCTCATACTGAGCTCGCATTTCACTCTCTCTGACTTCATCTTTTTGTTCAAGGAATCCCATATAATCGTCTTGGTATCTTTCTTTCTCTAAACGAAACTTGAAAGATGTACTCTCAGGATCGTTATACGCATCGACCTCGTTGTAGTTGACTGGTTTTGTTGGTTTGACGGGTGCCTGCAATGAATTCTGTTGAACTCCCATTTCTTGTTGGGGTTGTCCATTAGGGTTTCCATTGGAGACCGTTGACTGTTGCTGCTGTGCTAAACTTCTATAATAATCAAGTTCTTGCTGTGCATTCGATAGTTCGCTCCTCACCTTGTCTGCCTGACTTTGCCAATATTCAAATCTACTCGAGTCTTCTTTTGCAGGTGCTTGTTCAGGACTTCCTAAGCTCTCAGCCTGTTCTTGTCCTGAGACAGGCGTTTCGCTGATCATTGGTTGGCTCACATCTACATCAAAACTTTCTGGTTTTAATGTATCACCTACAGGTACTTCTACATCCATTGTTGGAACTGTAGTTTTTTCTACCTCGTAGCCATACGGTGTTTGATCAACTTCTATTCTTGCTTCTTGTGTTTCAGCCATTATTTACTCCTTGCGAATTGGTATTCTCCCAGCATCCGCTGTTATTCTTTTAAGCCTACTTTTTTGTCCACTGACTTTGTTACTTCCTTAACTTCTTCTTTAAGTTTAGCAAGTTCATCAGATGCTCTTGACTTATATAGCTGTGTAGCCATTTCAGCCTTTGCTTCTGCTTTAGCCAATTTCTTTTCAAATTCTTTAACTTCAACTCTTTTTCTATCATGGATAGATTCACGCTGTGCAGTCTGTAGATCGCCTTCTAATTTTTTAATCTGTTCTTCCTGCTGCTGAACCTGCTGCATGAGTTTTTGCATTTGACCAGCTCTTTCCAGTACGCCTTCCATATCAGCAACATCCGTTTGTTTTAAAACTTCAATTTGATCAATCAGACCGCTCTGGTAAAGCTGCATATAGTATTCAAACCTAGCCCATCTATTAGATGGAAGAGTTGAGCCAGAGACAATGATAATATCATATTTACCAACAGATATGTCATTTAATTTTTCCATTAGATGACCGCTTATCTCATCATAAATATTTTGATTAATTCTTACTTCTTTAGGTTTATTGTTTGGTTGCATTAACCTAATTACTTTTTCTGATGTATACACATATTGCATTAGACCAACTACAGCTCTTGCTAGTTGATTTACTGAATATTCAATATCATCTTTTTTGGACTTGATACGTCTTTGACCATATTCGTCAAGAGCAACAGTTCCTTTAAATGTTTGCGGGGCAGAACCAACGTCGCCTTGCATAAATGTATATATTCCTAATATTCTTTCTATATCAGCCTTAGCATCCGCTTCGTTTTTATATAATTCATTTGGTAGTGGTACTGGTCCCGCAACAATCGGTTGTCCAAGCTCTGGGTCAAATTCAATTACAGCCGTACCTGCACGACCCCACTCTTCTTCCAACTGTTTCTTGTTCATCGAACCACGAGGAATAAGCAGCTTTACATTAGTAGAGCTACTCGCATGAGCCACAATTAGTGAACGTAGTTTATTAATATACTCTTGTAAACCACGAACTGTTCTAACATCACTAATTGGATATGGATTCCTATGGTGGTTATTCATTATTGGAACAACAGGATAATCTTCTATAGGCAATACAACAGAATACAGATATTCATCGCCAACTGAGATACATTGTTTTATGTTGGTGACCATAACTTTATTAACCATGATTTTTTCATTGTCAATAAGTTCGCCTTTAACGATGGGATCAATAGCAGTATAACTGTTTGGGATAGAATTCTCATTCTCCCTACCAGCCACTGGCGTGGGTTGTCCCGTCATGGGATCAAGTTCCAAGTGATAAACCTTTCCAATTTCGTCATGGATCGCCATGAACTTGGAAACATTCATCTGATCAGTGAATACCTGCTGCTCTCCACCAGAAACAGTTAATATAACTGCTGGTTCTTCTCTGTATTCTGCGTATTGAGGATCTGTTAAAAGTTTCTCATCGTTTGATAAAGGATCAAATACTCTATAATAAGGAATCTTTACCTTTGTATACCTTTCAAATACCTCCAGTTCTCTTTCAAAGTCAATATCAAGCATTCCTTGCTTACGTGACTTTGGAAGTACATCTTCTTTCATAAGTCCAAAACGATTTTCACTTTCTTCGTTTATATGACTTGTTTGAGTTGATTCTTTTATATTGTCTTCAAATTCTGGATATATTTCAATTAATTCTTTTTCTGTCATTCGTTTTGCAATTATAATATTACTAGCATCCCGACAGAAGGGATCTTGTGAATCAGCATCAAAGTAAACTGATAAAGGATCTACTGATTTAATAAATACTTCCCCTTTTCCAAAATCAGCTTCTGGGTGTATGTATGCTACCATAACACCCATACCTTTTACATAATAATCATCGATAGCTTGTTTTAACTCCGTATTGCCATTAGATATATCCCATACCCATGCCATAAGGTCTGAAAAGACCCTACCAACTTCTGTATCGGAATTATCACGCCCAGTAGATTGAAACTTAGGAGCGTTTGCAGTAAGCATAGCTTTTGCTTGCTCTACTGCTGGATGGATTACATTAACAACTAAAGGTTCCTGTGCTCTAGCACGTAAAGACTTTACTTGCTTATCAGACCATTGTTTACCAGCTCTAAACTCCGCATCTTCAGAGGCTTGCTTAGCCCAGTCTGAACGTGCAGAACTATAGTTAGAGAATAAGTCTTGTGTAAGTCTTACTTCTGGATGTATCTCTGGCATGTGGAAAAATGCATTTAAACATCAACTTATACGTTTTCGAGGTCATAATTGTTCCTTAGAACTTAGATATAGTTTAAGCAATCATCCAATCAAAACTTTGAGACCTTACATATTGTTCTTTATCTATCTTCATATCACTAGTTTCATGTACTGGTGAATATGTATTTTTCATTGCATAATAGAGACCATCTAATAAATCATCATTCTTAGCTCTAGGGTATAATAGCAATTCATCTCTTAGTTCTTCCATTGAATCCATCATATATACTTTATTTTGAGCAAAGTAAGGCTCCATTGTTTCCAGTCTTGCTGATTTACTATTCCTAGGGCTTTCTTTTATTTCCAAACCAGCTATAAACATATTCTCTTCATCACACCGCTGCCGAATGTACTCTCTAAGCATTTCCTGATATCCTACTGATTCAATACGAACCTTTGACGGTTTCAGTATTTTAAAATGCTCTATTATCTGGTTTGCAAGTTTCATAGGAGTAGCCCTTTTACGGAAGTAGGGGAGAATATACCTGTTGTTCTCTCTATCAACTGCCACAGATACGATTGTACTATAATCGGCTGTCTTTCTAGTTGATGAAGCAGGGTCTACTCCCATGAAGACATTAACTGGTAGTAATTTATCTGTTTCTTTATGATTTATACTTTTAAACTGAATAAACGCATCTCCATCTTCCCCGTGTATTAATTTACCATCATATGATTGAAAATACTGTTGTTTAAACAATTGATCTTCATCTCCTATGATTTGGCATAGATATTCTCTATAAAACACAGAAACTCTATTGATAGACTCTAACTCTTCCTTTTTCCTTTGAAGTTTCTCTACTGGATGCCATTCTTCCCATAATGAAATCTTTTTATCTAGGTCTGGAGCAAAATGCATATTTTCCCAACCCTTCATCTCTTTCAATGTTTCTACCATACATCGCTGGTGCTGCGGAGTACCAATGACGGCTATACGCCCTCTTTGCGGGTCCAAGGAAGGTAATGCACTCTGCAGCAGCCAACGTAAGTTTACTTCCATTGCTTCTGAAGTCTTTGTATTGTTTTCATCTTCTGGATCGTCTACAATAATTAATGTAGGTCTTTGATTGCCTTTTTTAATCCCACGTAACTGTTGTCCTGTACCTTTACATACAATCATTGAACCATCTTTTAGTTCTATCTCTGATTTAGACCATTGTCTAGCAGAATGCTGCCCCCAATATCCAAACAAACCCCTGAAGTTCGATGAATACTCAAGACAATCCTTGATTGTACCTAATAATTTAATAGCATGGTCTTGAGTCCTAGAAACTAAGACTATTAATTTTTGCCCCTCGTGGAACATAAGATGGTATAGGGGAAAGATACCGCCAACGATGGAAGATTTGGCGTGCCCACGAGGAGCGACAATATTTATTTGTTTAATTTCTTCATCCATTAATCTCTTGGATATCTCATAATGAAATTCAGGAGATGCAGAAGAGAACATATTGGGCATACATACTTTGCCAAACAATACAAGATTATTTACTAATTTGCCTTTTATTTTATTTAAGTCTTCAGTCTTGGTAGCCATAGCTATACATATCTCCCACCATTTCTAATTCATTAATAGCATCATCTGCTGCTTTTATCATTGCTTCTTTTGATAAGCTATTTGTATAAGCAATGTCAACTAATGCCTCGACAGCAATCTCTATCTGCATTCGTATAATATTATGAGGATCAACCCCAATGTATTGTTCTTCAGGACTGATCGGAGTCTCTTGGTTCATTGACTTCTTCTTTACGCTGCATAAGCAAGGACTTCTCTTCAGATTCTATTGCTTCTACTATGCTGCTGGACATATCTAACTGTAATGTATCTGTAACAATTTTTTTAGTAGGCTTCATCTCCAGTAGCTCCATAAAATAATCACATGCTTTCAGCATATTAGTTACGTCTTGTTTCTGACGTGCTATTTCTACTGCTTCTAACATGGTGTCAACTACCGAGGATTTGTTTATACCTTTATCTTCCATCACTTCTTTTAATTTTTTCTCTATCATATCTTTTATAAACTCCTGTTTTAATATTCGTTTAATAGTTGCTGATGGAGAACTTTGATCTGGTCTATATATCCTTCCCAATTTATTATAATCAAAACCAGAGGAAGATAGAGCTTGTCCTACATAAGCATTTACTAAATTTTTGGTACGTGTTCTTTTTGCTTCTCTTTCTTGCCATGATTTTGGATTAGCTTGAGAATATACCTTACATGCTTTATTAACTAAATATTCTATTTTATTGGTGTTACCATTCCAATTTGCTCCATGACAAAGCCTAATAAAAGTCTTAACTCGACCATTTTTGTCGGTATAATCCTTTTTCCCTATACAAAGACCTACAAATCCATCATCTGTTACCGCATAATCTCCTTCTTTTGCTTTTTTCCAATGAATATAAGCAATTCCAAGCTTCTCAGCTTCTTCTTGGGAATAAATCTTAAATACTTTTTTTATTCCCTTTATTTTTCTTCGTAATATATCCACCTAGTCTCCAGATACTAATGTTATATAGTCTCCATCTATAATAACGTACATATCTCCAATTATACTGAAATTATATAATTGAGTACTGATCATATTACCAATACTATTAATATACCATGACTTTAAT